ATGGCAGGCAGACGACCGACCGGCACCGGATCGGTCTACCAGCGCGGCGACGGGCGATGGGTCGCGCAGATCGAGAACGGCTTCACCCCCAAGGGCCGCCGCCGCTACGCCCGCCGAACCGCACCGACGAAGACCGCCGCGCAGGTCATCCTCAAGCAGATGGTGGCGGACCAGGCGGCAGGCCAGACCTCCATCGACCCACGCACCACCGTGCGCACCTGGGCCGAAGAGTGGATCGAGACCAAGCGCCGCACCATCAAGCCCAATTCGGCGCGCACCCTCGAATCGGCGATCAGGCGGTGGGTGATCCCCACCATCGGCAGGAAGCGGCTGTCGGCCCTCACTCCCGCCGATGTCGCCAAGGTGGGCCGGGCCGTCCGCGACGCCGGCAACTCCGCCACCCACGCCCACGGTGTCACCGTCAAGCTCCTGTCGTGCCTCACCGATGCCGCGCGTGCCGGGCACCACATCCCACAGCCAGTGCTCCTGGCCAAGGCTCCGCACCCCGGCATCCCCGACCGGAAGGCCATTCCAGCCGTCGATGCACAGCAGATCCTCCAGACCGCCACCCACCGGGCAGACTGGCCGCCACTCCCCCAAAAGCCCGACTGGCACGACGACAGGGCACGCCGCATCTGGACCGGCGAGCGCATCCTCCGCGAGACCGACCCGTCACGATGGATGGCAACCCTGCTCCAGGGCATGAGACAGGGGGAGGCACTCGGGCTGGAGTGGTCGCGCGTCGACCTAGACCGTGACGTGCTCGACGTCAGCTGGCAGCTCCAGCGCATCGACACCGACGCCACCATCCCCGACGACATGGAGATCCGCCGCCTCGAATCGAGCCATGCCCTCGTGCGACCCAAGACCTCAGCTGGACGGCGCCTGATCCCGATTGTCCCGTGGATGGCAGCAGCGCTGGCCGACTGGCGTGAGCGGCAAACCTCCGGGCCCCACGATCTCGTCTGGCCACGCGCCACCGGTCACCCCATGTCCGCAGCAGACGACCTGTCGGCGTGGAAAGCGCTTCAGAGAGTCGCCGGGGTCTCCAAGCCGGGCGGGGTGCCGTTCGTCGGCCATGAGGGCAGGCACGCCGTCGTGTCGCTGCTGGTGTCCCTCGGCATCCCTGAGCCGGTCATCATCGCCATCGTCGGACACTCGAGTTTCGCCTCCTCGATGCGCTACACCCACGTGGACCTGACTCAGGCGAGACAGGCCCTCCAGCAGGTCGCAGACCGACTCCAGATCACCGACTGACCAACGACAGGCCCCCGTGAGCAGTGCGCTCACGGGGGCCTGTCGTGCGTCTCAGGATGCGTTCTTGGCCACGTCGTAGGCAGCCTTCGCGGTTGCCAGAGTCAATTCGTCCGACGCGCCGAGCACCCACGTCCCCTTCACGTCGAAGCTGTAATCCTCCATGCCGTCCGACGCCGCCATCAACGTCTTCGCCACCTGAGCAGTGGACGCATCCGACGTCTTCATCGCCGCCACGAACGCCCCCGAGTCATACCCGCACCCGATCGCCGCCTCATAGTTCTCCCCTCCGCCACTCTCGGGAAGCCACTGCGACCGAGGGATCACCTGGTCGCAGTCGAGCGCCTTCTTGAACGCCGCCTCACTCGGCTCCCTCGACCCGGCCTCCTTCGTGGGCTTCGCCGCAGCCGCCCTCGTCGCCTTCGGGGCAGCGGTCACAGTCACCGTCGACGCTGGCTCGGTGTACGTGGCGGTCACAGTCGGGGTGGACACCGCAGCCGGGGTCGAATCGCCGCCCCCACCAGCACCGATCCCGATCCCCACCAGCAGGGCCGCGACACCGATAGCCGGCCGCGACAGCCACCACCTCCGCTTCGGCTGCGGCGTGGGAGCCTGAGGCTGGGGCGGATTGGCGTAGGGGTCGGTGAACTGCTCGGACATGATGTCTCCTTGAGGATTGGTGGAGCGTCCCCACGGCGCCCCCCTGTGATCGTCTCATGAGTGGGGGGTGAGCGCGGCCAGATGGTCGCGCTCAGCCTCGGTGAGGTGGTCCAGTCGGCAGGCAAGGACATCCTCGGTCACGTCGAGCTCTTCGGCCGCCTGCCCAAGATTGTCGCACCATGCGAGGTCCGCCAGTGCCTCCAGAGGATCAGCCGCGGATGTTGTAGTCGGCGGCGAGCGCGTTCATGGAGTGCAGCAGCTTCCAGATAAGGACGAATGGGCCGACGATGATGAACGCGCCGAGCACGCCCCAGCCCCAGTATGTGGCAGCCGACACCTGGCGCGGATGCCCGCGGCGTACAAGTTCGGCGCCGATGCGGTTGCACATCTTGTGCATCCAGACGATGTAGGCGATGCCTGCGGTGATCGGGCCGACGACGAACAGCAGGAGCCAGAAGTTCATGGTCTTCTTACCGTCGTAGCGGGACGCCATGATGTTGAGGGATCCGGAGATCTCGGCCAGCAGGAACAGGTCGTAGATGCCAAGGGTGATGATGCTCAGGATGATGAACTTCGACAGGCTGCGGTTCGTCTTGACCTGACCGACGGGTGCCTGGATCGGGTGGGCGACTGCGAGCTGATCCGCTGGCCCCGACGCGGTGGTGACGGTAACTGTGTTCACATGGGTCGGATTAGTCTCGGACATTGGTGCTCCTTGGGTGATGGCCGCTGGCATTGTGCGGCTTCTGTGTGATGGTCTCATAGCTGTGGTGCGAACGGGGCGGCTTCTTCGATGGTGCGCCGTTCGGTCGGGGTGAGGTGGTCGAGTCGGCAGGCGAGGACGTCTTCAGTGACCCAGAGGTCGTCTGCGATCTCCCACCAGGAGTGGCCCCATCTCAGGCCGTCGATAATGGGGGCCAGGTCGGGAAGCATCGCCCGGGCCGTTTCGACGCGGACCTGAGCTTCGACGGCTGGCGTCTGGTGGCCGACATGGTGGTGGGCGATGTGGACGAGTTCGTGGGCCAGGGTGCAGCGCCGCTCCCGCTGGGTGAGTCCGGTCCTGATCCAGATGGTCGAGTGGCCGTCAGTGAGGCCGCGGGCCCGGCCGGGGAGAAGCCCCGCCCAGACAACGGTGATGTCTGGGCGGGACTTCAGGTATTGCCAGGGGTTACAGGACCTCATCATCCGGATGCTCCAGCCGGAGACGTTCGTCGTCGGTGAGGCCGGGCGCTTGGTCCGCGGCCAGGTCGACGTCCTGCTGTGTGGCTACTGCCGTGAGTTGGGCTTCTCGGTCGTCGACTTTGCGAGCGAATGCGGTGAAGGTGAGACCGAGTGCGTCGGCGATCGCCATGACCTGGATCACGGTGGGCCGTCGCGCTGCGTTCTCGTAGCGGGTGTAGGTGATGGTCGGCATGCGAGCCCGGCCGGCCACCTCTTTCTGGGTGAGTCCTGATGCTGCGCGTTCGGCCCGTAGGGTCGCAGCGACTGCTTGCATCCTCACCTCATCTCTTGATGTGTCCATGTGGACAATTCTAGCACCGTTCCTGATGCCTAGCGCATCCAATTTGACATAAATTCCCGGGTTGTGGACCATCCATGTGGATGTTAGACTAATCCACATGGATACACCGAAGGCCGCCGGGACGGCACTCAGCACAGTCATCAAGGACGCCATGAGCGCCCATCCGGACATCGACAGCGTAGAGAAGCTGGCCGACAGGTCCGGGATTCCTTACTCGACCCTCTACCGAAAGCTCCACCACCAGCCCGAGCTCATCAAGTGGGACGACCTGGGCCGCATCCTCGACGCCCTCGACATGAGCCTCGTCGACTTCGCGGTCAAGGTCGAGCGCGTCACCGCGAGGAGCGCAGCCTGATGTCCCTCATCAAGGGGTGCCTGTCCCGCACCGCCACCACCGCCGCCGATCTCCAGTCGGCCCGCGCCGAGCATCAGCCGGTCACAGACGACTCCCGCCGCCTCAACTCCGAGTGCGACGAGGCCACCCGCGACGTCCTTCTCAAAGCGTCCGTGCTGGTCGACATGGCCGACAAGGGCTGGGACATCGAAGCCCATCACCTGGACGCCCTGCGCGAGGCCGTGCACCGCCGCGACGCAGCCATCACCGCCAAGCGCGCCGCCCGCGACAGCCACAGGTCATCGTGAGCCGCTCAGCCCCACGGATGGGGCAGCCCCAGACACAACCTCATATGCGCCGCATGGATGACAGTCCTAACGAGATGGCAAGCATCGGTGACGCGCGCCCTCTCACGGTCGAGGAGTGGAAGCGACGCATCACCACCCATGCCGAGCGCATCGGGGTGCAGCGCAGCAAGTCAGCCGTGCGCCGCATGGCCCAGAAGGTGGCCCGCGACGCCCAGCCAGGCACGGACCCTGACCGCGTCGTCGTCGGCCTCTTCGAGCAGCGTGACGAGCCCGACCTGGCGCCGCGACTCGACCACCTCGACCCCACCGATCCACGCGTCCGGATCATCAACTACGCCGACCCCACCGGCGAGGAAGCGTCCGCCAAGGTCGACAGGGAGCGTGCAGCATGACACCAGCAGCACGGCGCGCGGCTGAGGCACTCGCCACGCTCGGATTCACCCGCGATGAACTCGGCACCAAGGACGTCTCATGGTGGACGCATCCGGCAGACCCGTATCGCCCGATCAAGGTCTATTCAGGACTCAAGGACCACACGGCGACGCTGCTTATCCGCAGGGCCGAGAAGCTAGCCGGGCTGGCCGTCTCAGAGACTCCAGCTGACACTGACCGCGCCCGGGCACGCGAGCGACGCCAGGCAGACGCGGCCCGCAGGGTCGCCGAGCGCATCGCCCACGACAAGGCGCTCGCACCATTCCAGGCAGCCGCCGATCAGAGGGCAGCCGAGAAGGCTAAGCGCGAGGTACTCCGCCAGCGCTCCCGGCTGATCGACCGATGGCAGGACGCCCGCGAGCAGCTGGCACGCACTCAGCAGTGCGGCCACGACACCAGAGACGCAGTCGCTGCCGTCAACAGCTCGCGGCAGGCCATCGACCGATTCGACGCCGAGCACCGCCCATGACCACACCCCAGACAGCAACCGAGCCCCAGCCGACGCAACCGGCTGGGGCTCTTCACATCCCGAAAGGAACTGACATGGCAGACCTTATCCCGTTCACTTACGACGACCACCCCGTGCGCGTCCTTACTATCGACGGCGAGCCCTGGTTCGTGCTCACTGACCTGTGCAAGGTGCTCGGCATCTCGAACGCTCGCGATACCGCTTCCCGCCTCGACCCCGATGGGGTCGGTACTGCCGACATCATCGACTCGATGGGCCGACCGCAGCAGGTCAACGTCGTCAATGAAGCCGGAATGTACGAGGTCGTCTTCCTCAGTCGAAAGCCCGGGGCGAAGACCTTCAAGCGCTGGGTGACCGGCACTGTCCTCCCCCAGATCCGCAAGACCGGATCGTATGGCACCCCGGCGCTCCCGGACCTCACCAGCCTGGAGGGGATCTCCGCGATCCTCGACGCCGGCAAGGCCGCACTCAACCGAGCGCAGGAGGCCGAGCGTCGAGCCCTGGCGCTGGAAGGACCAGCCGCCGAGCGCGACCTGTACCGCTCCTCCGCTGGATTGCAGCTCATCGGCGACGTCGCGAACCGGTTCAAGACCTACGCCGCCGACCGCTGGCCAGACCTCAAGGTCAAGCACCAGGACGTGTGGGACCACGCCGGCCGCCTCGGAATCGTCATCCGAGGTAACACGGTCCGCCACAACCAGCCCACCGCGCAGGCCATCGAAAACGGCTGGGCCAAGCCCGCCGAAACCCTCGTGGAGACCAAGAACCACGGCACCCGGCGCGAGGTCCACACCCGACTGACCGTCAAGGGCGAGACCCGCCTGTGGGACGGCCTCGTCTCCTACGCCGCCGAGCACAACACCCTCACCATCACCAAGGAGCCCGCACATGTCTGACCGCCTCTACCGCCTCGACGTCACCTACCCCGAGACCGCGTTCATCGAGGCCGAGCCCGGCGAGTTCAGCCTCAGCACCACCTATGTGCCGGCGAACTGGGAATCCACCGCCGAGATGCCGGCCTTCTTCTGGCCGAAGGCCGACCGGATCTACAAGTCCCGGTCCGCCGCGACCGACCGGGCGAATCTGCTGCGCCACTACGGCTGCGACGTCCAGGTCATGGAGTGCACCCCACAGTGGCTTCCCGTCGAGATCGCTAACCGACGCCGCAAGGCCGCCCGCCTCCGCGCCAAGCAGGACCGTCTCTACGTCACTGTCGACGCCCTGGACCGGATCATCGACGCGCTCGACACGGAGGCGCAGTGATGCCCCGCAGTAGACCACAGCAGTCGGAGGCGGACCTGGAATGGCTGGCCCGCCGGGCACTGATCGCCATGGCTGGTGAGATCGCCCATAACGCGGGCGGCCATTGGCTGCTCACCGTCGACGAGGTGGCCGACGCGGTCGGCGTCTCCATCTCCACCGTCCGCCGCCTCAAAGACGCCACAACCACCATCTCAGCAGGCCCGCCGATGACCGGCTGGATCCCCATCGGCACCGGGCAGCGCGCCACCCACAGGCTCCCTGCCGACCGGCTAGCGGAGTGGCTCACATCACTGGAGGCGGTGGCCTGATGAGCGACTCCCGTATTGACCCGGACACAACCCGTGCGCTGGCCGTCGACCGGATGCGTGACGTCATCGTCACCATCGCCGTCGCCCTGGCCGCCGGGGCCATCGCCCTGACCGCCGGGCTGGTGCACGCATGCCACCTGATCGAATCCGACGACGAAGGAGGTTTCGCGCGATGATCCGCGGATTCCTGACCACCACAGCACTCATGGCCGCAGCACTCGCCTCCCTGGTGGCGCTGGCCGCAGTCGACCTCGCCACCCACGGTGACGGCATCGGCGACGAGGGGATGTGGATCTGATGACCACCACATCCCGATCCTTCCGCGAGGAGGAGCTGCGCGACGAGGTCATCTCAGCCGCCCATCTGGTCGTCCTCGACATCACCGAGATGGGTGTCCTGCCCGACCCGACCCGTGACCGTCTCATCCGCGCCGACGTGGCTCTGCGAAACCACCAGGACGGCAACTCATGATCGGCGGACAGATCATCATCTGGGCGCTGGCCACCGCCGCCATCTGGACCTGGTGGGCCATCGACAGGAGCCGACGATGACCGAGCCACTCCTCACCCCAGAGCAGGTCGCCGAGCGTCTCCAGATCCCCGTGGCCCGCGTCCGCCAGATGTGCCGCAGCCACGAGCTGCCCGCCATCAAACTCGGCGAGTCCCGCCGGTCCATCTGGCGCATCGACCCGGCCGACCTCGACCGCTGGCTCAAGGAAAGGAAAGCCGCATGAGCCTGCACACATTCCCCGACGTCGAGCAGGGCACTGATGAGTGGCTGGAGCTGCGGCGCGGCATCCTCACCGCCTCGACGATCGGACAGCTAATCACTCCGAGTCTCAAGCCGGCCAGCAATCAGGCGGCGCGGTCACTGACCCTCACCCTGGTGGCCGAGAGGATCACCGGGCATATCGACCCCGTCTTCGTCTCCGATGACATGCTGCGCGGGCAGATGGAGGAGCCGCTGGCACGCGACGCCTATTCACAGTTCCGAGATGTCCCCGTTGATCAGATCGGATTTCTGACAGAAGACAAATGGGGATTCACCATCGGTGCGTCCCCAGATGGACTCGTCGGGAACGATGGCGGAATTGAAGTGAAGAGCCGCCGGGCGAAGAAGCACCTCCAGACAATCCTCTCCGACGCCGTTCCTCCCGAGAACATGGCCCAGGTGCAGACATGCATGCTCGTGTCTGGCCGCGAATGGTGGGACTACATCTCGTACTCTGCGGGGCTCCCGTTGTGGGTAAAGCGGGTCCACCCGGATAAGCAATGGCAGAAGGCGATCATCATCGCGGCGGAAACTTTCGAGCGCGAAGTCACACAGATGATCGGCCAGTACAAGACATCAGTTGCAGGTCTGCCAGTCATGGAACGCATCGACTGGGAAGGAGAGATCCTGATATGACGGAGCGCTGGAAGCCGGTCGTCGGCTATGAGGGCCTCTATGAGGTCAGTGACATGGGTCGAGTCCGCTCACTCGACATGATCGATTCGCTGCACCGAAAGCATAAGGGCCGGGTCCTCAAGCAGATCAAGTTCAACGGAACTGGCCATGTGATTGTGAACCTCCACAAAGACAGCAGACAGAAGGTATTCCTAGTCCACCGACTTGTCCTCGGAGCCTTCGTAGGGCCATGTCCGCCAGGCATGGAGTGCTGCCATTGGAACGATTCGGCAGATGACAACAGGCTGGAGAACCTCAGATGGGGAACTCGCGAAGACAACATGCGAGACATGGTGAGGAACGGCAAGCACGCAGAGACTAGGAAGACGCATTGTGTCAATGGCCACGAGTTCACTGACGAGAACACATTGAGAGGATCTAAAGGTGAGCGCCGTTGTAGAGAGTGCGTGAGGCAACAGAGCATCCGTAGATACCACGCAAAGAAAGAAATGATCTCATGACCACCCAGCACCTCGACATCTCACCCACCATCGAACCCAACTCAGATCAGGTCAACGCGGACGATTTGATCGGCGGACCCCAGACCGTCACCATCACCGACGTCACCAAGGGCAGCTCAGAGCAGCCCGTCAACATCCACCTGGCCGAGCATCCCCACCGCGCATACCGGCCGAGCAAGTCCATGCGGCGCGTCCTCGTCGCCGCATGGGGCACTGATGCCGCCGCCTACATCGGGCGCAGGCTCACCCTCTACCGCGACCCTGACATCACGTTCGGCCGCGAGAAGGTCGGCGGCATTCGCATCTCCGCCATGTCCGGCATCGACAAGCCGCTCACCGTGCCCCTGACCGTCTCCCGTGGCAAGCGCGCCCGCGTCACCATCCAGCCCCTGCCCGACGCACCCAAGCCTCCCAGCGTCGACCAGGTCGCAGCCTGCACCGACATGGACACGCTGCGCGAATGGTGGCGCATCTCACCCGACGACATCCGCCAGATCATCACAGCCCGCCGTGAGGAGCTGCTCGACCCGGACCCGGAGCCCGAGATCACCTTCGACGGCCCCGCATTCGACCAGACACAGGAGTCCTGACATGTCCTTCACCACCGATCAGACGCGACTCATCGTCGGATGGCTCGACAATCACCCCGAGATCCTGTCCGACGCGATCAGCTGGCACATCGACTCGACCACCAGGCCCGCGCCGACTGTCTCGATTCTCGCCAGCGGTAGGCAGCAGCTGCCAGAGGGGGCCGCCTGGTCGCCCGCCTGGTCCTTCGTCAGCGACATCGACGGCCGCAAGGTGACGTACCGAGAGGCCGTCCTGCACGACTCGAAGGACTTCCGGGTGATCATGCGTGGCTTCCGCACCATCTCGGCCTTCGATCCGCTCAAGCCCGCCGAGGAGGCCTCCTCATGACCTGGACCGCAGACCGCATCGAGACCGAGTCCCAGTGGCCGAAATTCCGCGCCGACGACGTGTGCATCTGCCCCGACTGCTGCGGCCAGGGCGTCACCGTGTGGGGCTCCACCTGCCACACCTGCGACGGGCAGGGTGAGCTGAGGCGCCGCGACGTCGAGATGATCCGCCGCATGCCGGGGGGTGACTGGCGATGAGGCACGCCTGCACCGAGCACGCTCCGGGGTCTGTGCGGTGCCACGAGCGCCACCATTGCCAGTGCCACGACTGCCGCGCGGTGTCCAGCGCATACCGGCGACGGAGGTATCGCGTCGCGAATCCGAGGCCAGTCCCGCCACCCGATCTCGACGAGGTCGCGTGGCTGCTGGAGATGGGCGAGGCGCCACAGATCGTGGCCACCCGCATGCACTCCACTGTCGGCGCCATCGCGAGACGGGCCAGGCGACTGGGCCACGCGGACACGGCCCGTCAATTCGAGCGAGAGGTCAGAGCAGAGAGGGCAGCAGCATGAGCGGCGATTTCAGCGCGGACAGGCTATCGGCCACCATCCCGCGAACCACCGACTCAGAGCGCGCCATGGCGACCCTGTACCTCGCCCGCCACGACGCCGACGACCTGATCGAGATGCTCGGCCTCGACATCCCCCAGCCCGAGCGCGAGGACGTCCACAGGTCCCGCCCGCGACACCACCAGAATCACATCTTCGACATCGCCAGGAGGATCGCATGACGCATGAGCTGACCGTGACCGTGGCCTCCCGCCGTGGGGGCCACACCTGGTGGGACGTGCGCTGCTCCTGCGGATGGCACGGACGCCAGACCACCATCTACCGGATGGCCGTGATGGAGCACGCCAAGCACGTCGAATTCGAGGAGGCTCGGAATGGTGACCGATGAATTCGAGAAGGCTGCCGTGCGCCGCATCAGATGGGCACCACACCGTCGGTGGCTGGTGATCCTCCCCGGAGACGTCGCCTACTACAGGTTCACCTACTGGGCCGACGCAATCGCATTCGCAGACAAGGAGATGAGGAAATGAGCCTCGACACTTACGATGTACGAAGGGCCGTCCATGGCTACTTCGGAGCTGAGGATGACGACTTCGACGAGTGGATGGAATCCCACGACGCCGAGGTGCGCAATGAGGCGATCATCGCACGAGACACCCGCACCCCGGCCGAGCTGATTCAGGCCGCATGGGACGCCGCCTATCCGGTGCCACCCAACGGCCGAATCCCGAAGGGGACGAAATACCTGACACGGTGCGGGGGCAAGGATGTTGTGACGGCGGAGGCTGGCATTGACCTTCGCGGGGGCCCGGACATCCGCACCCTTGAGCCTCTGCCGCCGCTGATCCCTGACGACTGCATGGCCGTCTGGGCATCACTGAAAGGGCTTGGCGATCCCCAGAATCCGACGCGCTGTGTATGGCTCCGAGATTCTGGGAGGCACTCGTGGCGCAACCGCTGGAACGTCGTTGCCGCCGAGGTTGACCTGATCGACCCGAAGCCCGTCCCTGAGGAGGAGCGATGAGGTTCACACCCAACAGCCCGGCATTCCCGCTGGGCTACTTCAGACACCCTGACATCCCCGGTGACGCCGTGTGCGACCTCTGTGGCCATGTCGCCCAGGAGCACGGCTGGATCGACTCCGGCGGCGAGGGGATCACCGTGTGCCCGTCCATGGCGGAAGGGCCATTCCACCCCCATCATCGGGGCGCGGGGTTCACCCAGTGCGAGAACTGCGACAGGGAGCGGAAATGACTGACATTTACGACCTGTGCCAGATCATCCACCGTGGCATCAGGCTCAACTTTGAGGACCTGGCCGAGGAGATCATCGCCGCCGGATTCCACCGTGACCGCACCATCACCACCGCCGAGGAACTCGACGCGCTTCCGAACGGGTCGGTGGTGGTTGACGATGAGATGGCCGCTCTGCAAAAGGATAATGGGCGGTGGGAGGAACTGTCAGGAATCGGGTATTCATCTGAGGACATTCTCGACATTGATCCCGTCACCGTCCTGTACGAGGGGGCGCGCGATGAGTGACGCAATGATCCTGTACGTCGCCGTCCTGATTGTGCAGCTGATGGCAGGGGTGATCGGCACTGTCGTTGTAAAGCCAATTGAGGGGACCTCGCTGCATGCCGAGGATCGGAAAACTCAAGTGAGGTTCGCAAAGGCTGCACTTCTCGCGCCGATCTGGCCTGTCGCTGCCGTCGTGCTCGGGGTCAGATACGTGCGATATGCCGCTCGACTCGTCATTGACGACACCAAGGAGAAGCTCATGGAAGACGCGCGCGATGAGTGACGACAAGCTGGCCGAGCGTATCTATCAGGCTGCATTCGACCGCCATGTCCTCATCGACCGCACCGACTGTGAGGCCCTCGCCGCCGCAGCCCGCGCATTCATCGGCGATGAGATCCACGCACACGGTGGCCGATACAACATCGACGCGGGCCTCGCATGCGGGCCGCCAGCACTCACCCTCTATGAGGCCGAACAGATCGCACGAGGAGACACGAAATGAACCACCAGAAGGAAGCCGCCAGGATCATCGAGCAGCCATGAGCACAACTCAGGATGCGCTCCCTATCGACGTGCACCAGCTCGACCGGAGCGCCATTCGGGACGCCAATCGGGGAATGTGCACCCGCTCCGATGGATGCCGTGAGGAATGGGTCGACACCCTCTCATGGCTCCAGAACGACGCCTGGCTCCGCTACCCCGACGTCAAGGCCGAATGGTCACGACGCAGGGACTCCGAGCGCTACCGCCGCTGACCGGCGCACCGTCCATCACCCCGGTGGTGGGCGGGACCCCGACCACGCGACCACCACGAAAGGACACCATCATGCAACCGAAGAAGTTCACCAAAAAGCCCGTCGAGATTGAGGCCATGAGGTTCGGCCCAGGAGGGATTGAACAGTCAGAGGTGTTGGAGTGGATCGACGCCCACGGCGGCAAGCTATACGTCTACGGCTGTTCAGTTCAGAAAGCCGATGAGCCATTCCCAGACGGAAGTTTCTGGCAGTGGGTATGGGGATCTGTCGAGACCATCGAGGGGAGCATGAAGGCACTCGCTGGCGACTGGATCATTCACGGCGTGGCGGGCGAATTCTACCCGGTCAAGCCCGACATCTTCGCCGCGACCTATGAGGAGGTCTCCGAATGATCACCGCCAGATTCACCGCCCGATGCTGGGGCTGCCACTCCCTCATCCTCGACGGCGACGCCATCGAGCGCGAGGCCGAGACGGGGCAGTGGGTGCACCTCGACTGCCTGCCCCTGTCCCAGCACCCCGACGCCGACGACCCCAACCGCGAGGTGTGCCCGGTCTGCCACACCGTCCGCACCGTCACCGGCGCATGCATGTGCGACGAGGAGGCGTGATGCTCACCACCGACGACGCCCTATGCCGTCGCATCGCCGATTTCACCGAGGCCATCAGCGCCGACGAGGCCCGATACTGCGTCAACACCTGCCGACGCTGCCCACTCCTGGACGCCTGCCGACGCGCCACCGACGACATGGTCGAGCGCCGGATCGGTCCACGCGGCATCGTCCAAGCAGGCATCTGGTGGGGCATCGACGGGAAACCCAGACAGGAGCCGCGCACCTGCAAGCGCGGCCACCTCGTCGACGGCCACAACGCCATCCCCAAGGCGGACGGGCGCACGCAATGCCGGACCTGTCAGAACCTTTTCCAGAGGGCCAAATCCCACGGTCGCACCACCGCCCAGCAGTGGGCGATCGAACAGGGGGACGCCGCATGACCGATCAGAGGATCAGGATCGAGGTCCCGGCGAATGAATGGATCACGTCGAATGATCGGCTGCACTGGCGTGAGAAAGCAAGGCGTGTCGCCGCCGTCAGACGCCGATCTGCCGTGCTTGCCCGCCAGCATCTCACCCCGATTGACGGGCCGGTCCTCGTCGCCTGCCGTGCACGATTCCGTGCCGGACGAGGACTCGACTCAGATGGCTGTGCGCCGACACTCAAAGCCGCTATCGACGGGATGACCGATGCCGGAATATGGCCTGATGATGACGGCCGGAATGTCTCGGCAATCTGCTATCTGCGCTCGCGCCGCGACACGAGCCTCGGGAAGGGCTGGCATGCCCTCGACATCATCATCACCAGTCAACTCGTCCCATTCTGAAAGGGGGGCACATGATCAGCGACGAACTCAAAATTGCACCACCTGATCCTGTCCATCACCCCAGCCACTACACGGCCCTGAACGCCGAGCAGCAGAACTTCTACCAGAAGCTCATACCCCCCCTCGCCGAACTCGTCGCCCTCATGACCGGATCGCGGGACCACCTGGAGGAGCCGTGAGCTGGTTCAAGGTCGACGACCAGTTCTTCAGCCACCCCAAGGCGCTCCAATGCTCCACGCAGGCGATCGGCGTGTGGACGCTCATGGGCTCCTGGTCGAGCCAGCAGCTCACCGACGGGTTCATCCCCAAGGGCGTGCTCGGGCTCATCCGCGCCACCGAGGATGACACCCAAGAGTTGACCGAGGCCGGCCTACTCGTCAAGACCAGAGGCGGCTGGAAGATGCACGACTTCACCAGCTACAACCCGACCGCCGAGAAGGTGCGCGAGGACCGACAGAAGGAGGCCGACCGGAAACGTGAGTGGAGGGAGAAGAAGGCCGCGCGACGGGGGGCTGACGGACATGTCCCGCCGTCTGTCCCACCGGGACAAAATCCGGACGCGACGCGGGACTGACGCGGGACTGACGGACATGTCCCGCTCTTCCCGACCCGACCCGACCCGACCCGACCCCTTATCTGTTCTTACGTCTCTAATCCAGATCCAGATCCGTAACGCGGGAGCCCAAGGCGAGTCTCAGCGCAAGTTCAGACCGCGCGTGAGCCGGATCTGGATCTGAAATTGAAAGAAGAATCATGAACAAGACCGACGTGACACGCATCGCAGCAGCCATCAACCAGCTCCGTCCCGACTGGGGAGCACCCGAGCTGCGGAGCTTCATCTGGAAGAACCTGGCAGCTCGCCCGACAGAGGACGTCATGGTCGCCTTGGCGCTGGTCGCACTCGACACCGACACCCGCACGCCCGCCCGCGTCCTTGCCTCTGGCCCCTGGTGGCAGGCCACGCGACCCGCAGGGGACCCAGGGGTGCCACAGCCCGCCGCCAAGGACGCCACCAACCGATGCAAGATCTGCGGCCACACCCGCGCCGGCCACGATCACCTCGCAGCGATCACCGACGACCACCACCCCTGGACCACACCCGAGCAGTGGCGCGCTGTTCCGGTTCATCAGCCCCCCGACCCACGCCAGACGCACAAAACAGGGCCTCTCGCTGGACGGCAGCCCGAACCCGAACACACTCCCACCCCCGGCCCCGAAAACGTCTCAGAAAGGCACACAGCATGAGTTTCACCTGTCGCACCTGCCACGCCGTCGTCAACGGACATCGCGCCGAGCACTGCACCGTCTGTCACCAAACCTTCACCGGGGCCACGGCCGGGGACATGCACCGTGTCGGCAAGCACGGCGTCAAGACCGGCCCTGATCGTCGCCGCTGCCTCACTGCCGCCGAGATGGTCGAGCGAGGACTCATCCTCGACGAGGACAGGTCAATGTGGCGTCTCCCCGGCACATGGCGCGGGCCCGCAGATGCCCCAGAAACGGATGGCGTCGAGAATCTGACGGCCTCACAGCCCTGACAGGCACATCTTCCCATCCCACCACCTCCCAGAGCCTTAGAAACCGCTTTCCCGAAAGGACCACGCCATGCAGATCACGCGCATCGTCATCTTCCCCATCCCCACCACAGACAAGTGGGCCATCGTCGAGGTCGAGGCATCCGGAGACTGCCACTTGACCCACCTCGGCTCCCGATTCACCACGAAGTCCATCGCCGCCATCGCCGCCCGAGACCTCGACTGCCCTGTCGTCACCTACCCCGAGGAGGGCTGAAATGCACATCCTCACCAACGAGGGACTCCGAAAGGCCGAGCAGGTCGAGGTCCAATGCATCCTCGCCAACCTGTACAACGACCTCGAAGAGACCCGACGTCGAGCCGACGAGATCTTTCCCGACTTCGGAGTGGATTCCACCTTTGGGTACAAGTGCGGGATCAATGATGCCAAGGGCGCCATCCTCGACATCCTCGACGCCTACGACGACCCCGACTTCATCCACGACATGCTCGACGGGCAGGAGGACTGATGACCTCCGATTCCGAACTGGAACGCCGCGCAGACCTGCTCATCAAAGACCATTGGCAGCTCATCGACCGTCTCGTCGCCATCCGCAAGGAACACGGGCTGTCCATCGAGAAGGTCGCGTTCCGCATGGGAGTCCTCCCCGAGTACGCAGCAGTGCTGGATCGTCAAGGCCCCGAGGTGGACTGGCGTCTCTCTGAAATCCGCCGATACGCGCTGGCCGTCGGAGCCACCACTCACACCATCATCACCAAGGAGGCGAACGCATGAGCAGGCAGAAGCAAGAGCGGCTCGAACGGATCGAGACCATCGCCAGGAAGGTCATCGAGGAATGGAACAAGACCCGCCACGGTGGATCGCTCGTCCTCCTTGATGACGCCATCGACTGCCTCGAATGGGAGATGGACCACCGATGACCACGCTGCACGTGCTTCCGGTCGACGACCTGATCGACCACACCGACTCCGAGGACTGCATCTGCGGACCCACCATCGAATCCATCCAACACGACGACGGGACCATCGACTGGGTCATCACCCACCACAGCCTCGACGGCCGCGAAACCCACGAGAACGACGAGGCTGAGGCACCCAGACGTGATTGGTGGGCGAGATGGAGACCCGCGATCGAGCTCATCTTCGTGCTCGCCTCCACCTGGCTGTCCGGCGCCATCCTGCACCCCAGCAGTGATGTCACCGACTGGATCTTCACCGTCGTCTTGGCCGCATACCTCGCCTGGACCATCACCAGTTACATCCACACCAGGAGAACCCGATGAGCGACAACCCCGTAGACGACGTTGTGATCGGAGCACGTCAGATGTTCGCCATGTACACCGCACTGGTCGAGGCATGCTTCACGACCGACCAGGCGCTCACCCTCGTCTCCGAAATGCTGAAGAACGCATGACTGACCAGACAGGCCTCATGCTGGAGCGGATATCCGAAGCGACCTTGCTGTCAGTCAAGGAAATCCTCACCAGCCTCGCCGACATCGGAGCCCAGATCGCGAAGACCGGCATCACGCTGCAATCCCGACGCCACATCCGCTTCACACTGCCCACACCACCACGCCCACCCTGCCCACAATCAGCGCCACCCATCGACGCACGAATCGCAGACATGGCCATCACCACCAGGAGGAACCCGTGACAGACGACACCCCGCTGCACGAGCGCGACGAGTGGATCCCACCCGAGTGCAAAGTCGAGAGGCTCCTCCAGATGCCCGCACTGGCCGCGATGGCCGCGCAGATCGGACAGTCCCGCAACCCCGACGGCACCACCAGCGAGCACTCGGCCCCGACGTTCGGGTCACGGCCAGCAGCACGCCTCGACATCATCGACCTCGCCGAAGGACCCACCACACCAGCCGAACTCCAGACCCTCGTCATGTGGTGCTCACGGCCCATCTGGGAAGCCCTCGACCCAGACACCAAGGCAGCACACCCGCAGCCCATCGGCACCGTCTCCTGGGGCACCGAGTGCGCCTGGCTGGCCGACGTGTGGGGCGACTCCCGCGCCTGGCTCGACGAGGCCGACATTGACATGGTCGACATGACCCTCGACGACACCTACCGGTGCCTCACCAAGGCCGTCGGACTGCGACCACCATCACAGATCCCCTGCCCACACGAGGGATGCCGCTCCCACCTCGAACCGATGGGCGACATGCTCGTCTGCCACGCCACCCGCTGGCAACCCTTCAAGCACGAGTACCCCGGCGCAGCACGACTCGCAGCGGACTGGCGACAGCACCGAGCAGTTACCACCTCCGAGGCGGTCGAGCTGATCCCCGGACTCACCGCCGGCCGTCTGCGCCAGTGGAAGCGCCGCCACAAGATCAGACCGGTGCACACCGACCAGTCCTCCAGTGACGACCCTGAGGCCGGCCAGCGGCACTGGTGGCGACCGTGGGACATCGTGCTCCTCGTCTTCCCCGGCATCGACACTGGCGAGAAAGGCCAAGACATGGTAGCGTGACAGCAGTCGGGAGAAGTGTCTCCTGAGTACGCCGTCGGACCTGATCGGGTCGGCGGCTTTTTTCATGCCTCCCGCCGATGACGGGCAGGAAGTGCCGCCCCGGACACCTGCGGTTTCGCAGGGCCGGGACGGTGCGCACAGTCGTGGCCAGTGTCGGGGTGTTCCTTTCCGCCCCGGCACTGTGCGGACAGGGCATCCGCAGCCGCCAGCCCGGAGTGGCACCACTCATCCGGGCGCACACTTCCCGCACGGACAGCGCAGATCCGCGACGCCACGGCACAGCCAGTGACATATGAGCGGCAATCTCGCTCCATGCGGGGCCACACCAGAAAAAGAAACGGCCCCGGCGGTGCTACCAACACCGAACCCGGGACCTCACCGACACAGGAGGTCGGCTATGAGCAACAGTACATCAAGTGACTGGGTTGAGATCCAACTCACTCAAGGTCTTTTCGCCAAGGTAGATGCGGAAGATGCGGTTTCCGTCGGGGCGTTTAAGTGGCGTTCGACAATCCGCGCCACCGGCGCATATGCAGTTCGTGCCGTCCGTACGTCCGATGGCCGACGCACTTGTATGTACATGCACAAGTTCATCACCGGGTACGCGATCACGGATCACATCAACGGCGACGGACTTGACAACAGGCGGTGCAACCTGCGAGAAGCAACACGATCCGAGAACATGCACAACATGCGTCGTCCGTCTGACAACGTCTCAGGTTACAAGGGTGTCTGCTGGGATCGTAGGACTTCCAGCTGGAAGTCCTACATCAGATTCAATGGTCGGTATAAGCAACTCGGGCGCTTCCAAAATCCCATTGATGCAGCAGTCGCCTACGATCTGGCAGCCCGTAAGACGTTCGGCGAGTATGCTGCCCTCAACTTTCCTGGCGTCGGCGAACGCGCCGCCTGATCGAGAGCGGCCCCTCGTCCCACGCGGGAGCACACCACGGAGGTCACGGTGCAGGTAAGGCCATGGTCCGGACGCGCCGCCCAAGACGCACTCCGCTGGGTCCGCGCCAAAGGCCGACGCGAACACCTGCCCTGCTGTATATGTGGGGAGCCTCTGGACTACGATCTGCGCGGCGGAGACTGGTCCTGCTCCGTCCAGCACATCAAACCCCGCTCACGCTTCCCCGAACTCACCTGGGACCGTGGCAACTGGGCGCCGGCGCACAGTGTTTGCAACAAGCGCGCAGGCGACCGATGGCAACCACCAGACGAACAATCCCGCCTCGTCGTCATCCTCTGCGGCCCACCAGGAGCAGGGAAGACCACCATCGCGCACCAACAAGACCAGCTCGACATCCTCGACTGGGACGACCCGCAATGGACATCACGGGCGCAGTTCACCAAAGCCATGCGTGGCATCGCCGCCAACCCGCACGCACGCGCCGTCATCATCCGCTCCGGCGCCACCACCACAGCCCGCGTCAGGGCACGACGCACCGCACGCGCGACACATACCTTCCTCGTCAACACGCCCGAAGCCGTATGTCGACAGCGCGTCATCGAACGGCACCGAGGCGACGAGAAGCAAAGCCTCCAAGGCATCGCCGGATACTTCATCGCATTCGACCATAACGATAATGTGTCCGAATTTCCAGGATGGAATTCCATTCTCGAAATGCATAAGGCCGAACCAATCGCGCCGATAATCACATACTGAATGGCGACACGCATATTCACCCCGGATGCATGAACTTGCAGCCCCATGCACTTTCATGCCCCCACCCCCACCCAGAAAAGCCAGCGCCCAAGCACGGGACACTTCCACGGCCGGCACCGGCCTCCCTCCCCTCGATTTTGACGAGGGGGGTCGCGCGCGCGGGCTGATGGACCTAATATTTATGCATGGAGCGATGATGTCCGACAAGTTCCCGATGAAGAGTGTTTCGGAGGCTTTGGAGGATTCTTTGCGGGCTTCTCCGGGGTTGTTGAAGCGGAATTCGGCGACTGTTGCGGCTGCCCGGTCGTTGGCGTTGCTGATTGATGATCAGGCGGTGCAGGTGTCTGAGGGTGGCCGTTTCGACAACACGGTGTTCCCCACGTTCCTGAAGTTCTGTGAGGCGTTGGGGCTGACGATGGAGAAGAAACCCGACGCGAAGAAGCCGGCGGAGCCGAAGAAGCCTGCGTCGAAGATGGACAAATTCAAGGGGTTGAAGGTGGTGTGAGATGGTCACCAGCGCTTCGAGGTTGAAGTCTGGTGGCAGGTCTCGGAAGAAGGTCCGTCATGGGCGGACTGAGCCAAGGATTTTCACTCCCCCCCTGCGGGAGCTCACGTCTGAGACTTCGTTGGGTTTCGCGGCGGCGGAGTTCGCACGGGATGTGTGTGGGATTGATCTGTTCCCGTGGCAGCGGTGGCTGCTGGTGCACATGTTGGAGCTTGCCGGTGATCTGACGGTGTCGACGTTGGACCGTCGTGATCCGATGGAGCCGCTGTTCAGGTTCCGCAAAGTTGTCGTTCTCGTCGCCAGACAGAACGGTAAAAGCGTTGTCAGCCAGGTGCTGGCGCTGTTCTTCCTGTTCGTGCTGGGCGTCGATCTGGTGCTGGGGACGGCGCAGGATCTGGACACTGCCTCCGAGGTATGGGATGGCGTCCAGGACATCATCGATGACACCCCGGATCTGGCGAAGCTCGCCGAAAAACCGATCCGTGTCAACGGCCAGAAGACAATCCGGCTGAAGACCGGCGAGCGGTACAAGGTCAAGGCTGCGAACCGCAAGGCGGGTCGCGGTTTGTCCGGCGATCTGGTGATGCTCGATGAGCTTCGTGAGCACCAGTCGTGGGATGCGTGGGCTGCGATCACGAAGACGACGAACGCTCGCCCTGCTGCCCTGATCGCCACGTTCAGTAATGCCGGCGACATGTCGTCCGTGGTTTTGAAGACGCTTCGTGCGATGGCGCATGAGGCGTTGGGCGATCCGGATGGGATCAACGCGGCCGAGCAGGCGCGGCAGACTCCTACGGTCGACGAGATCGCGGGGATGGATGATCTCGCCGCCGAGGATGGCGACGATCTGGCGCCTGAGGACTTCGACGAGGACCCGGATTCTCTGGGGATTTTCGAGTGGTCTGCTGCACCGGGCTGTGACGTGATGGACCGTGACGGTTGGGCTCAGGCGAATCCGTCGATGGGCTATTGCATCTCTGAGTCGACGATCGCCGGTGATGCGCGGACTGAGGGGCAGCGCGCCGACACAGAGTGGATCTTCCGCACCGAGGTTGAGTGCCAGTGGCCTGATGGCGGACTGCATGGCCCGTTCCCGTCTGGGGCGTGGGATCGCGGCGTGGTGCAGCTCGTCGAGGATTCCAGCGGTGCTGTGACGGTCGCCCAGGAGGACCGCATCTCGGCGCCGTGGGTGGTGTCGGTTGACATGTCTTTGGATCGGTCGCATACGTGGCTGTGTCGTGCTGGCCGTCGCCCTGATGGTGTGATTCAGGGTGAGGTGTGGCATGCGGAACAGGGTGTCGGCTGGGTGAAGCCGTGGCTGGTCGAGCATGCGTCGGAGGTTTCGGCGTGGACTGGTCAGGCCCGTGGCGCGCAGATCTCAGATTTGGTGTCGCAGCTTTCTGATGATCCTGAGGTGGAGATCCCGCACGTCGACCTGGACACCATGAGGTGCTTCGGGATCGTGCACGACATGGTGCGTGACGGGAAGGTCATGCACACGCCGCAGGCGCAGCTGGATGTTGCTGCCGCGACCGCATCTATCGCCTATCGGGGTGATCAGGGTGTGGTGGACCGGAAGAAGTCGCCGGGCGACGCGTCGCCGCTGATGGCGTGGGTTGAGGCCGTGTGGCTTGCCCAGCAGCCTGTGGCGACGCCGCCGAAAGTGCCGTTCGCGCGCACAATATCGGGCCGTGACCCGATCTCTAGTTCCCGCAGTTCCGTGATGGGCATGCATTTTTGAGGAGGCGCTGAATGCCGTCGACATCTGAGATTGGCTATCAGCTGCCGAAGTGGTGGACAGATACCGGTCTGTGGTGGTTTGCGCCAGACGATGAGGACAATCCGGATTTGCGGTGGCCGAAGTCGGTCGGCGTTTTTGATCGGATGCGGCGCGAGGATGCTCAGATCGCGTCGATTCTGCGTGCTGTAACGCTGCCGATTCGCCGCACCGCCTGGTCTATTGACGGGACCGGTTGCGATCCTGTGGTGACACGGTTTGTGGCGGATGCTGTGGGTCTTCCTGTGAAGGGGGATCGGACGCCGCCGTTAAGGATGGGTGATCGGTTCTCGTGGTCTGATCATTTGCGGATGGCGTTGACCGCTCTGCCTTTCGGGCACGCATTTTTTGAGCAGGTGTATCGGAAGACCGGTGATGGTCTGTTCACGCTGCACAAGCTCGGCTGGCGTCCGCCACGGACAATATCTGGGGTGAATGTTGACTCCGATGGCGGCCTGGTGTCAATCTGCCAGTACGAATCGGAGCAGATTCCCGTTGCGAACCTGGTGGCCTATGTCAATGACCGTGAGGGCGGGAACTGGCTTGGGCAGTCGATCCTCCGCCCGGCCTACGGCCCGTGGATTCTGAAACAGCGTGCGTTGCAAATCCAGTCCACGACGTTGGAGCGGAACGGCCTTGGGATACCGGTTTACGAGTCCCCGCCGACCCCTGAGGGTATGGCCGGTTCGGCCAGAGAGGATGAATGGCTCGACCAGCAGGCGAAGGCTGGCGAGGATCTCGTCTCGAATCTCCGTGGTGGCGAGAATGCTGGTGCGTCAATTCCGAATGGGGCGAAGCTTTCGCTGCTCGCACCGAACGGCACGCTTCCTGACGCGAACACTCCGATCTCCTACTATGACGAACAGATCGCACGGAGCGTTCTGGCGCACTTCTTGAATCTCGGCACTCAGACCGGGTCGTGGGCTTTGGGAACCACATTTGCCGACTTCTTCACCATGAGCTTGCAGACGGTCGCCGAATGGGTTGCCGATGTGGCGAATAGGCATGTGATTGAGGATCTGGTCGATATCAATTTCGGCACCGATGTTCCGGCGCCGAGGTTGGTGTTTGAGGAGATCGGGTCGCAGCAGCCTGCGACGGCTGAGGCGATGCAGTCGCTGGTTCAGACGGGTGTGATTCGCCCTGATGACGTTCTGGAAACGTATGTTCGCGAGCGGTACGGGCTGCCGCCAACTGACCCTGGTACGACACGGGAGTCGGTCGGTGTGCAGCAGTCGGTGGCTGGCAGTTCAAATAACACTCCCGAAGGGGGAAGTGATGGCGAAAAAGCCAGCGATGAAGGTTGACGGGGTGTTCACCTGCGAGCTCTCAGTCGACAAGAAGTCGGCCGATCTGCATCTTTATGGCGCGATTGGGCAGGATTTCTGGGGTGATGGTGTCGATCCGACGGAATTCGTCCAGACTGTGGATGGTCTGGACGTTGATGAGCTGAATGTCTTCGTGAATTCTCCGGGCGGTGACGCTTTCGGTGGGATTGCGATGATGAATGCGCTTCGCCGCCAGAAGGCTGCGGTCAATGTGACCGTGGACGGTCTGGCGGCGTCGGCGGCATCCTATGTGGCGATGGGTGGTGACACTCTGACGATGGGCCGCAATTCCCAGATGATGATTCATGATGCTTCTGGTGTGTGTGTCGGCAAGGCGGCTGACATGGACAAAATGTCGGAAATGCTGTCGAAGGTTTCTGATTCTGTGGCTGCTGTGTATGCGGAGAAGGCCGGTGGTGCCGTCTCTGATTGGCGTGATGTGATGCGCGCCGAGACGTGGTACACGGCGGATGAGGCTGTTGAGGCGGGGCTTGCTGATTCTGTGGATGATTCTCAGACGGCGTCGGCAACCGACCAGTTCGACATGCACATTTTCAATTTTGCGGGGCGGCAGAATGCTCCCGCACCTGATTTCCCCGGGCCTATGGCGCGGGTAGCAGCGGCTACTAGTCCGGCCGAGCCGGAAACCAACCATGAGAGGGAAGCTGAGATGGCTTTCATTGACGAGGTGAGGGCGCGGCTCGGGACTCCTGATGCCGACGAGGCCGGGATTCTGGCCGCCCTCGACACGATGAGTAAGAGGCGTGACATTCCTGACGGGGTTGTCACCATCGATCAGACCAAGCTCGACGAGCTGAAGGATGCGGCGGCGAGGGGTGCCGAGGCGATCGCCGCGCAGGATGCTGAGCGTCGCGAGCAGATCGTCGACAAGGCAATCTCGGACGGGAAGATCCCGCCCGCCCGCCGCGACTACTGGCTGACTTCCCTCAGCGCCGACGAGGAGGGATTCACCGCTGCTCTCGACCGACTCAAGCCGGTCATCCCGACTGAGCCGATCGGTTACACCGGCGGTGTCGATGAGGCCGGAGACGAGGCCGACAGAATCTACGCGAAGGCGTGGGGCAATTCCGAGAAGGAGGCTCGCTGATGTCCAACTATCTCCCGAAGATCGACACCCATTCTGTCATCACCCGCAGCGCATCTGCTGATGTGGCTGGGGGCCAGCTGGTCGCTGTGTCAGGGTCGAAGACCGTGGCCCCGTCTGCTGCTGATTCTGCCGCAGTTCTGGGAGTGGCACTGTCCGACGCGAAGACCGGCCAGGCTGTTTCGGTGTCCCTGGGTGGCGTGCAGCGTCCCGTCGCTGACGGCGACATCGCAGCTGGCGTGAAGGTTTTCTCCGCAGCTGCTGGGAAGGTTTCCGCGACTGGAACCAACAATCCGATTGGCATCGCCCTGGAGACCGCCGCATCAGGCGCCCAGGTCGAAGTCCAGATGGCCCGCTGAGGAGGCCCTGAATGTACAAGTATGCTGGCGCTCCCGCCGGTCTCGACACCAGCCTCACCGCTGTTGAGATCCATTACCTGCTGAAGAATCCGACCATTCTCGCACAGCGATTCAAGTCGCTGGTCGATGAGCATTTCATCGCCGACTATCTGCTGACCGGCCGGTACCAGGCTGTGGGCGGGGCAATCGTCTACCCCGACCATGACCTCGACATCTACCCTGAGGATGAGCCTGAGGAGGTTGCTCCCGGCGCACAGTACCCGCTGACCCAGATGGATTCTGGTCAGCTGGCGATCTCCCACACCACTAAGCGGGGGTTCGGCACTCATGTGACCGACGAGGAGATCTCCAGGCTTCTCCTCAACCCAGTCAATGAGGCATTCACTTTCCTGTCGAATGGTGTTGTGCGCCAGACCGATGAGATCGCCATGTCGACAATTTCGTCGAAGGTCACGGCTACTTTCCCGTCATCGAAGCCGTGGACCGGCAACACTGACGCGGCTGACAACGTGCGCGGAATTGTCACCTCGATCAAGAGTGCCGCCGCTCAGATGAGGGGGCTGAAGCTGGGGCTCACCCCAGACACCGTGGTGCTCGCCGAGTCTCAGTACGAGACTGCGATGGCCGAGCTGCTGCTGGCAGGGTTCCTCCCCCGCGAGCAGGGCAATCCCCTGCTGGACGGCGTGTGGCCGACCGTCATGGGGCTGACCTGGATGACATCGCCGAACGTCCCATTCACCGACCCGCTCCTGCTGGACCGTGAGCAGCTCGGCGGGATGGCCGATGAGGCGATCGAGACTCCGGAGTTCACCTCCGTTGTCAACAACGTCCAGCTCGCCTCTGAGCGGCTCCAGGGCCGTGACGCCTACGAGCTTCGGGCACGCCGCGTGACGGTCCCCGTCGTGCTGCGTCCGGCAGCCGGGGTCCGTATCACCGGGACCGGCCTGTCGTGACCTGGATTGTGAACGGCCCGGCAGCTGTGGTGCGCGTGGGAGATGTGGATCGCACGTTCCCCCGTGGAGCGCAGCTGCCGGATGACGTGGACAGTGCGGTCGTAGAGCATCTGGTCTCTGTCGGCCTTGTGTCTGAGGTCAAGAGGAAGCCGGGGCGCCCGAAGAAGACCGACGGCGAGCAGACAGCCGGCTGAGTGAGGGGGTGGCACGGTGGGGACTTTCCTGGACGCCGACGATCTGGCCGGGTGGGTGCAGGCGACACCCGACATGGTGGCGCAGGCAATTTCTGATGTTGAGGCGAAGGCCCGCCGTGTCGCCCCGTGCATTTTCAGCCCGACGTGGGCCGGGAACGATGGAGGCCGCGATCTTGTCGTCTCGATTCTCCGGATGGCTGCGGTATGGCTGGTGTCGTCGAAGGGCGGCCGTGTCACACAGCACACGACCGGACCCTTCTCGGAGACTTTCCGCGATTCTGCGTCTGGGCTGACGGATGAGGACATCGCAGATCTGAGGTCTCTGTGCGGGGATGCACAGCAGGTGTCGGGTTTGCCGCGCTGGGATTTCCCGCCAGCGTCTGATTACAGCCGGCTCTTTGCACGCCCTCCGAGGAGGACACCGTGACATCTGTGCAGATTCGCCGGTGGTCTAAAGGAACCGGATCTGCGCATTCGGGTGCCGCTGATGTGTGGGCTGACCCGGTCGACTTTCCGATCATGGGTTGGTCGCCGACATTGTCGACGGAATTTCCCACGACTGGGGCCAACAGGGTTGTGACTAGGCGCACTGTGTACGCCTACCAGTCTGCTGCGAACCGTGACATTCTTGTCATGGATGGCGAAGACTGGCAGGTCACTCAGGATGTGTCGGACTGGAACCAGGGCCCGTACGGTTACAGCCCTGGTTTCGTTTTCACGGTGGAGCAGATCCGTGGCTAGCACACGCAAAGGTAAACTGAAGTTCAACCGTGCCGCATGGGATCAGATCCGCAAACAACGGCCCGTTGACGACATGGTGTTGGAGATGGCTGTTGCGGTGCGTGATAAGTGCGAGGCGTGGGCTGCAACGCACACGCTCAATGAGTCCGGGCCTCATTTCAAGGTGCTGCACGAGAAGTCGGAGCACAGGTCGCGGTACACGGTCCGGCCGGCTACTCCGGCCGCTATCCGGCTGGTGATGAAGCATCCGGCGGATTTCATGGCCTGTTTGCAGGCTGGCAGGAGGTGAATGATGGACACGATTTGGATCAGAGTCGCCGAGACTGGGAAGACGGTCGAGGTTGGGCGTTCCGCAGGGAATGGAATGATTTTCTCCGGCCATGCGGTGCAGGTTGCCGCCCCGGACGAGGACGGCCCCGACGATCCGGGCCCTGACGACTACCAGATGCATGACGATCAGGGTCAGGAGGACGGCGAGTGATGGCCGACTTCGACTCTGTCACGGTCCGTATTGACGCCGGCGGGGTGACCGTGGAGGTGCACCGCGACGGCCAGACGACTGTCGAAGATGTCACCCCTGATATGCCCGCCGATGGTGCCCCCGTGGCGCCGTCTCCGAGGTCGGCCAGTGAGCTGTGACATTGCGTCGCTGCTGATCGACGTGCTCCCCGGAAAGCTCGACTGCCCCGTCGACACCGAGATCCCAGATCCGCGCCCTGACGGACGTTTCGTGCGAGTCGTGGATGCTGGCGGGCCGGCGATCCGCGACTGGGTGCTCGACGAGGTGCAGGTGACCTGGGAGGCGTCCTCCACTGTCTCCCCCGCCGACGCTGCCCTGCTGGCGCTGACAGTCCGCGATGCGTTCGACAGTCTGGCTGGCACCGAGCAGGACGGGCAGTGGATCTGTGATGTGACATGCACCAGGCCGCGATGGTTTCCCGACGAGAACCGCATCCCCCGATACACCGGGTCAGCGATTATTCTCATGCAGAATCCCTGACAACTAGCACAACTGAATATCTTCCGAATGGCGGCGGCTAACCCTATTCGAAAGGCCATGATATGACTACCACTATTGGGAAGACGACCAATGAGGTCAGGGTTGGCGGAGGTGCAACGACCGGCGGGTATGCGTTCTACGCTCCGATCGGCTCGACCCGTCCGTCAACGATCGCCGGCACTCTCGACGTCGCATACCTCGATCTCGGATACGTCACCGATGACGGTATCGCCGTCAAGCTGGACGCTTCGACCGATAAGGTTCTGGACTGGAATCTGGACACGATTGCCGTCATTCAGAAGTCGAACGAGTGCTCCATCGAGGTGACGTTCGGCCAGGTTGGCGGGAATGTCGCGAAGCTGCTGTTCGGCGACCAGAACGTTGTGGTGGATGCGACGTCGGGGAAGCTTCAGTCGATCTCCTACACCGGTGAGATTCTGGCGCACCGACAGTTCGCGTTCCTCGGGAAGGACGGCAACGGCCCGTTCGTTCTCGACTGCGGTGACGGTCAGGTGACTGGCGTGGACGACATCACGTTCAAGAAGACTGAGATCGTGTCGTTCAAGACCACGATCGAGCTGTTCAAGGATTCGAACGGCAAGTTCTTCAACTGGCTGCTCGCCGACGCTGCCTGATCGTCCCATATTCTCCCGCCGGGCGGAAAGTTTAGCCGCCGCGCCGCCCGGCGGGTCTTCTTATCTTGGCGGCTCACTTTTTGAATGGAAGGCGACGGCTATGCCCACCAAGGCTGATGTTGTGAAGATTGACACGGGGAAGCGGATCGTTGAGGTGACCCGCGAGGACATCGAAGATCCGACTTTCGGCACGCTGGATGTGATCCGGCGTTTCCAGGAGGCCGGGGACAATGATGTGGACTTTGGGGCTTTCCTCGACTTCCCGACAGCTTTCGGATGCGATGTGTCCGACTGGCGGCAGTCCGAATTCCGGAACTTCATGGAACGTTTCTTCGCCGAGTACGCGAAGACTCAGGAGCTCGAGCCGGGGGAATCGTCTGGCTCTGGGGAGTAGTCGCCGACCACAGGGCCGAGGTTGAGGTCGAGTGTATTCGCGCCGGCATCCGCCTGCGTGACGCCGGGAAGCTGTTTCCGTGGCGTGACGTGTTTGTGCTGGTCACCTGCGCTCCCGCCGGTTCTCCTATTGCTGGGGCGCTTGATCCGCGTATGGCGTGGACTGTCGATCAGTGTTTGGCGGCTACCCGGGTTGATCAGCTGAATGCGCTGCTGTGGTCGCTTGGCGGCGGCAAGGGGAAACAGCCAGAGCCCATTCCACGGCCGTGGGTTGAGGATTCCCGCCAGGTCATCAAGTCGGAGCGGATGACAGTACAGCAAACAGACGACCTTGTGGCCGCGTTCAGGTCTGGCGGTCTGGGCGGATTCCATCTTCGTGAAGATGATATTGAGGGTGAGATTGAATGACCGAGCTCGCGCAAGGGTATCTGTCGCTGTCTGTCGGTCTGGATCATCCGGGCGAGTCTGTTGCGAAGTGGCTGAATTCTCAGCAGAAGGCTGTGGATGTTGCCGGGAAGGCGATGGGGAAGTCCCTGGCCGGCGGCCTGAATCTGGGTGCAGAGCGGGCGAAGGCTGACGCGGAGCAGGCGAAGCGGGCTTTCGATATCGCGTCGAAGGCCGCAACGACCGCGTCTGAGAAGCAGGAGGCAGCCGCCCGGAAGGTGCAGATCGCCGAGGCGAAGCTCACCGAAACCAGGGAAAAGTACGCGAAGGATTCCTCGCAGGTTCTGACGGCTGAGGACCGTCTGGCCACGGCCCGAAAGTCGGCGGCCAAGGCCGAGTTGCAGGTGACTGCCGCCGACGCGAAGCGCGAGCAGGCCTCCCTGAAGGTGAAGGCGGCCACCACCGGTCAGGCCGCTGCTGAGCGGCGCGCGGCTGCGGAATCGTCCGCGGCAGCGTCGCAGACCGAAAGGTCGGCCGGCAGGATCCGGACTGCGTTCTCCAAGCTGGGCGCAAAGTTCCCGAACCCGTTCCGCCAGCTCCCCCCTGACGCGCAGAAGGCCGGGGTGGAGTCGGGCGCCCGGTTCGGGCGCGGTTTCACCGCGGCCGAGAAGTCAACCGGAAGGCTGTCGACGGCCTTCTCCGGTCTGGGAACGAAGGCGAAGGGCATGGGCTCCACGCTCATGTCTTCGCTGGGGATGGTGCTGCCCGTCGCCTCCGGTGCGACCGGTGGGGTCATGGCTGCCGGTGCGGCCGTGGCCGCCACGGCGAAGGCCGGGATGGATCTGGAATCGGCCCTGTCGAAGGTCAAGGCGACCGGCGGTGTCACGGCCTCCCAGATGGGCCAGCTGAAGACTCAGGCCCTGTCGATGGGAAAGACCTTCGGCATGAGCGGCACTGAGGCGACCGGGGCTGTCGAGGCCCTGATCAAGGCCGGAGTGTCCGCCAAGGATGTCGTCGGTGGCGGACTGTCGGGGGCCCTGTCTCTGGCGGCCGCGGGCGAGATGGATGTGGGCGAGGCCGCCGAGACCGCATCGTCTGCGATGGCGCAGTTCGGGCTGAAGGGGCAAGACGTCGGGCACATCGCCGATGTCCTGTCGCAGGGCGCGAATCTGGCTCAGGGGTCTGTCTCCGACCTGTCGCAGGCGCTGTCTCAGGGCGGCATGGTCGCCTCTCAGATGGGTATGTCCCTGGATGAGACGGTGGGGACTCTCGCCGAGTTCGCCAACAAGGGCCTCATGGGGTCTGATGCTGGCACGTCGTTGAAGTCGATGCTGCAAAAGCTGTCGAATCCGACGAAGCAGGCGTCGAATGCGATGAAGTCCATAGGCCTGAACGCCTATGACGCTCAGGGGAAGTTCGTCGGCCTTTCGTCCATTGCCGGTCAGTTGCAGTCAGGGCTGGGGAAGCTGACGCAGAAGCAGCGTGATTCGGCGCTGGCGACGATCTTCGGATCTGATGCGGTCCGTGCCGCATCGATTCTGTACGCCGATGGCGCGAAGGGCGTCTCCGGGTGGACGAAGGGCGTCGGCAAGGCCGGGGCCGCCATGGCCACCGCGCGGACGAACACCGACAACCTGAAGGGCGACCTCGCCAAGCTCAAGGCGGTATGGACGAACGCATTCGCCCAGATCGGAGGATCATCCCAGGGGCCACTGCGCGCTGTAGTCCAATTCTTCACGAAGATCGGGGATGTGCTTCCAGGGGTCGTCGGGAAGATCGGCGAATTCACCTCAGCTGTGTGGAAGATATCGCCGATGAAGGCCCTCCTTGACGATGTCAGGGGGAAGGTCTCTCTTGTCAAGGAAGCCTTCGATATAGCCGGGAAAGCGGCGACGCTGAAGACTGGCGACACGAAGGGCTGGGACTCCGTCCTGGACCGGTTTAACCGTCTACCGAAGTCGATGCAGGACGCTACGCAGGCGCTGATCCAGTTCCGGCAGTCGTTCAAGGATCCGAACAGGCAGAACGCGGCCACTCAGGGCGCCGCAGGGCTGGGGGCTCGCGCCGGCGCTGCAGCACGGACCGCAGGTGACACCTTCAACGTCGCCAAGCAGGCCCTGTCTTTGAAGACTGGCGACACGAAGGGCTGGGATCAGGTCTTCGACAAGTGGTCGAAGTTGCCGAAGGCCGGCCAGGGCATCGTCACCGGGGCCTTGAAGGCCCGGGACGCGATGAAGTCGTTCGGCGACCAGGCGAAGGACGCGATCTCGTCGGGCTGGAAGGACATGATCGAGACCGCCGGCCCCGGCGTGAAGGACGCGTGGCAGTCCATCAAGGATCTGTTCTCGTCGATCGGTGACGTGTGGAAGAACGTCATCGGCCCGGAACTGGAGAAGACGGAACCGTTCTGGTCGAAGCTCCTCAAGATCGCCAAGGACAGGGCGTTCCAGTCGCTCAAGGACACGTTCCGTCTGCTCGGCGACGCCCTGAACATTATCGGCAAGACCATCGGCCTTGTGGTCGACGGGATAAAACTGTTCGTTGACCTGTTCAAGGGACTGTCAGGCCAGGGTTGGGGCGACTTCGGGAAAGATTTCAAGAAGATCGGCGGCGATCTCACCGGCCTTGTTGGTGGCATCGGCAAGATGATCACTGATGCATTCGCCGGTCTCGGTCACATGGCAATCGACGGTTTTGTGAAGGGCGGATCTGAGAAGATCACCCAGATCCGCGACACGGTTGACCGCTGGTTCGACTCCGTTGTCGGATGGGTGAAGAACAAGCTCGGTATTCATTCACCGTCAACGGTGTTCGCGTCGATCGGATCCTGGTCGATCCAGGGATTCATCGGCGGGATGCAGGGCCTGTTCGGGTCGGTGACCTCGCGGATCGGCGGGTTCTTCACGGGGCTCGGCGGCCGGATGCGCGGCTGGGCGTCCGCCGGGTGGACGCAGGTCAGCGGGGCATTCTCCCGCGGCTGGACGTCGGTCGTTCATGGCCTGGCTGGATTCGGGACCCGCATGTCCCAGTTCTGGGGTTCCGCCCGTGCGACAGCGGGACGGATCGCAGGGTCCCTGTGGACGTCCGTTCGGGGCGTTTTCGGTCGTGGCTGGACGAGCGTGATGACCGGCCTGGCCGGGTTCGGCACGAGGATGTCCCAGTTCTGGACGTCGGCCCGCACGCGGGCGTCGTCACTGATGTCATCCATGTGGTCCGGGCTCGGCGGCATCTTCAACCGCGGCCGTGCGACTGTCACTTCGATCGCGTCGAGGGTGTCGTCGTCGATCCGGTCCACATTCTCGGCCATGTCATCCGGGGTGCAGCGCATCTGGCGTGCCATGGCGTCTGCGGTGGGCCGGATCTGGTCCGGGCTGAAGGAGATCGCCGCCAAGCCGATCCGGTTCGTTCTGAACACCGTGATCAACGGCGGGTTGATCGGCGGCTACAACAACCTCGTCTCGACGTTGAAGCTTCCTAGGTCGATGGCTGTGAAGGCCATCACGTGGCCGAAGTTCCAAGCCGGCGGGTTTGTCGATCTGCCGTGGTCGGCCCGTGCCCGTGACCCGTATGTGGGGGTGTCGCCGCACGGGGCGTTCCGGTTCGAGGGTGAGGAGTTCATCACCAACCGGCGCGCCACGTCCCAGTCGCGGGGTCTGCTGGAGTCCATCAATTCCGGCCAGCTGACGGACCGGATGGCCGGTTTCGCCTCTGGCGGGTTCGTGGGAGGCCGTGGCCGTCTGACTGAGCTTGCTGCGGCCCGTGTGGCTGCCGCTGCGGCGTCGCTCAATCAGACGTTCCAGTTGGCTCAGCGAGGATGGAATCCGGCGAACGGGCTGTCGGGCACGTCCCATGCGGGCGACGCGGTGGATGTGTCGGGCCCGCGAGGCGGGGTCAACCTGTGGAAGATCCGTGACGCGCTGCGCCGCCAGAACTGGGCGGCGTGGGTGCGCGGCCCGAAGCAGAACTTCGCGTGGCATGTGCATGCTGTGCCGGGGCCCGGCGCCGGTACTCCCAGGGGGTCGGCCGTCTATCAGTGGGGCGACTACCGGAGGGGCGGTGCCGGCCTGCGAGGAGTCGGCCAGCCTGACCCGTACGCGACTCCTGGGTTCGGCACGTGGCTGTCCCAGATCGGCTCCGGGGTACTCGGGGCCGCAATGTCCTTCGGCGACTGGTTCAAGTCGAAGATGGGCAAGGCGCTCGGTGCCGCGTCGTCGATCAAGGACTGGATGTCGAACCGCGTGTCGGGGGCCCTGAATGGGGCCAGTGACAAGGTCGGCGGCGGGGTGTTCTTCGACGCCGCGGCGAGGGTCCCGGGGATGGCTGTTCAGGCTATTTCGGACAAGATCAAGTCGGCCGCCGAGAAGGTCTTCGGCGCCGATGGTGGCGGCGGTGCGAATCCGTCCGGATCTGGTGTTGAGCGGTGGCGTTCCACGGTCGCTCAGGCTTTGAAGCGGTCTGGTATCGGCGGCGGTAAGTCTGATGAAGATCTGTGGCTGAAGCAGATCATGACCGAGTCCGGGGGAAACCCGAATCTGGTGCAGTCGAGTTCGCTGCGTGACATCAATGTGTTGAGCGGGGATCCCGCCCGTGGTTTGGTGCAGGTTCCTGGTGTCACGTGGTCCGATTTCGGCCGGGATATGGGACCGTTCCTTTCCAATTGGATGAACGGTTTCAAGAATCTGGTTGTCGGGATGCGGGCGGCTTTCGCTCAGCATGGCGGTGCCAGGTGGCGGAATGCGATCGGTAAGGGGCATGGGTACGCGTCTGGCACTTCGTGGGCGTTGCCCGGTGCTGCGTGGCTTGCCGAGGAGGGCCCTGAGCTTGTGGTGGGCCGCCAGATGGCGAATCTGACGGCCGGGTCGCGGGTGTACAACGCCGACCAGACAGCCCAGCTTCTGGGTGCGGGGCATTCCGGACCGGTGCGCATTTCTGGGGAGCTTGACATTTCTGAGAATGGCCGTGCTTCCCTGTACGGCTGGGTGGTGGATGCGATGGATGACCGGGCGGACATGATGGCGAGGATCGGCCGATGAGCACTTCTCTTCGTGTGACGTGGGCGACGTGGGTGTCTCAGTCGGCTCCCACGTCGAACTATTTCAGGAAGACCGGATATCTGTCTGTCTCGAATCAGTCGTCGCACGTGAAGTTCGCGTACCTGTGGTTTGCGAATCCGTTCCCGCGCACGGGCGCCAATGTCATCAGCGCCAAGCTGACGCTGCGGACGCGCGCTATTTCGGGGTCTGGGACGCTGAATCTTGGCGTTGATCTGGCCACCCCGTATCCGGTGGGCATCGGCCTGATGAATTGGAACACCAGGGCATCTGCCGCCGGTCACAAGGTGTCCGTGACGAAGTCGGCGCCGCTGGCCGAGAATGCGGCGTGGACGTTCGACGTCACCGAGATGATGCAGGCTGTCGGATCCGGATACGGATTCAACGGATTCATCATTTCGACGACGAACACCCGCGACATCAACATTCAGGGCAATATGTCGGCTGCTCTGGATCCGGTGCTGGAGGTGGAGTGGACGGAGGCCCCGCTGGCCCCGGATCAGCTCGCCCCCTCCACGGGTCAGGCATGCGGGACGGCTCTGCCGGTGCTTCGCTGGTCTTTCTGGGACCACGCGGGCGCCACGGGCATGCAGTCGGCTCAGGTGCAGGTGGCCGCCTCGGAGGACGGCTTCGGGTCGCCGGTGTGGGATTCGGGGTCGCTGCCGCTGACGGAGACCCAGCTGGACCTCGCTTCGACGTCGTGTCCGGCGCCCGCCGTGGACACGCTGCGGTGGTGGCGTGTGCGGAATCAGGACAGTGCGGGCCTGTGGTCGGCGTGGTCCGATCCGGTGTCGTGGCAGTGGCATCCTCGCCTGTCGGTGTCGCTGGTGCAGCCGGAGCCTGAGCCGGTGGACGTGGCCGGTCCCGAGCTGATCGTCAACGGCAGCTTCGAGGACGGCCTGGACGGCTGGTCAAATGGGGGTGGCTGGCAGGTCAACACACCGTCTCCGGTCGACGGGGCCATGAAGGCGCTGCGTACAGGAGTCGGGGGTGCGCTGTCGCAGCTGGTCACTCTGCCGCACGGAGCAGTGTCGCTGACGGTGACGCTGAGATCGTGGGTTGATTCCGGGGTAACGGCCACGGTGACAGTGACCCCTGACGTCGGATCGCCCACTGTGGTGACGCTGCCGACCGGGTCGACGTGGGCGCCGAAAGTCACGGTGACCGCCGCGCTGTCAGGTGCCACGTCGGCGCTGATCTCCATCGACGGCACCGGATCGACTGGGTCAATCCGCATCGATGCCGTGTCGGCGCGGGCGGTGACCACACTCGCCCCGTCCTTCACGGACCCGACGCCGCCGATCCAGTGGGCCACGTCGGGCGACATGCCGCAGGCGCGCTGGCGTGCCTCGGTGAGCGTGCTGGAGGGGTCGGCGTGGCGTGTGGTCGCCGCGTCGGGCACGGTCGTCTCCGCCGAGACGTCATGGACCCCTGATGTGGGTCTGGCGGACGCTGGCACGGCACGGATCATCGTCGACGTGTGGGACGACCGCCAGCGTGAGGCCACACCGGGGACGCCGATCTACAGCAGCGTGTCCGGAGACTTCAGCTTCTCGCCGTCGGATGTGATCGAGATCCCGCGCGACATCGAACTTACCGAGAATCGGCCTCTGCCGTCGGTGATGCTGTCGTGGACCAGGAGCGAGACCCCCGACCGGTGGGACGTGTACCGCGACGGCAAGCTTCTGTCACGGCATGACGGGCTGGACTGGTCGACCGGTGGCGACTCCTATCAGATGGTCGACAAGATCGCGCCGAACGGTGAGCACACGTGGACGCTGTACGCCATCGTCAACGGGGTCGCCTGCAAGTCACAGACGATCACGCGGACGCTGAGGCACTCGCCCACGTGGCTGATCGACAATGAGGCAGACGAGCGGGTGTGCATCGTCGGTGACACCGATCACGACATGACCATGCCGGAGACGGTGGCTGAATTCTCGCCCATCGGGGGCCGGCGAAAGGTGAAAGTCACAACCGCGCAGTACGGCTATGAGGGGACGATTGACGGCGATTTGGTTCCGGTTCAGGGCATGCCGGAGACGGAGACTCCGCAGCTCTGGCGTGAGCGTCTGCTGAAATGGAAAGCTGACCCGGGGCATGCGCTCCATCTGCTGATTGAGGATCTGTCGATCCCGGTGCAGGTCACTGACATTTCGCCCCGGTCGCTTCCAGGACATCCCGGCTCGATGTTCCATTTCACCATCAAGTGGCATCAGACGGGCGGCTGGACTTTCGGGAGTGCATCGTGATCAGTCGTGGTCTGTCTGCCGCCGATCAGCGCGTCTTCGATGAGGGGCTGCGTCACGATCATGCCGTGTCTACCACGGTGCGGATTCTCGACATGGACCACCGGGTGCTGGGTGAGGCGGACGGCGTGATCTCCGGATCGGTGGATGTCGACGCCGGCGCCGATGTGGAGCGGTCGTGCAGCGTGGAGGTGCTGGACCCACAGAACCGCCTGGGGCTCACCTCTGCCAGCCCGACTCAGCCGGTCATCTTCGTCAACAAGCAGGTGCAGGTGCTCTATCGGGTGCGCATCCCCGAGCTCGGGAGGTGGGTGGATGTGCCGATCTTCACGGGTCCTATCACGAAAGCCGACGCCACGGATCAGGGTGTGTCGATCACCGGGACCGGCAAGGAGTCGCTGCTCAATGAGGGGACGTCGATCTCGAAGACCTTCAAGAAGGGCACGAAGAAGTCCGACGTCATTTCGCAGTACCTGGCCGCGATGGGCGAGACTCAGCGTCAGATCACCGCATTCGGTGACCGGCTGACCTCTGATCTGACGATCTCGGGCGTGGACAAGGCGTGGCCGGTGCTGCGCTCGCTGGCCCGTCAGCTCGGCGACTCGAGTAATTTCCCGTGGCTGGGATATGACGGGCGCGGGGTATGCCGACTTGCGACGCATTCGAGTGCCGTCCGGTGGGTCTTCGACGGCCAGTCGATCACGTCGACTCCGAAGGTGACCGTCGACGAGTCCTCGATGCGCAACTACGTGCGCGTCGTCAACAACGACACGGTGATCGCGACCGCGAAGGCGGCGCCGTCTGATCCTTTCAGCGCTCAGTCTTTGGCGCGTGGTGGGGTGCCGCGGTGGATTCGCGAGGATGTCACCAGCGACACCACCGACAAGAAGGCGGCCCAGACGCTGGCCAACAGCACGTTGGACAACCTGATGCACGCCGCCGTGTCCGTCGAGTTCGAGTCTCTGATCGTGCCGCATCTGGAGCCGCGCGACGTGATCCGAGTGGTGGCCGACACGTGGGAGTGGGATTTGCAGGTGAGCAAATTCACGATCCCCCTCGGGGCCTCTCAGGCCATGAGCCACGGCAGGAATGCGCAGATCCGGCCGAAAATCAAGTACGCGGCGAGAGGTAGGACCAGATGAGTCAGCAGGTGGGGACGGTCACGGCCGTGCAGTCGATGCGTCGCGGGGTGATCGCGACGGGCTGGACCGGGCATGACATGACCGTGGTGAATTCGGCGGATCTGGACCGTGAGGGTGGCGACCTGTCACCGGACGACGGCCAGACGCTCTACGCCTACAGCGCCGTCACAGATGGCGCGTCGGACCTCGACCCGGATGTGGTGACGATGGCCGCCGTCGCCCCCGGCGGCTGGCCTGTCGAGACCGTCGACCCTGACACGGGCGAGACCATCCCCGCCGAGGTGCGCCTCGACGTGTGGCCTGAGCGGCTCGATGTGACCGCCATGGTTGATCTGGGTGATGGGGAGACCGTGCCCTGTGTGGTCCCCCACTCGCTGCGCCCCCTCCTGGTCGACGGGGTGCGCGAGGACGGGGCCGGGGAGACGGTGACCGCCACCCGCGTCTCCGGGGTGTGGACCGTCGCCGACGTACCCGGCAAGCGCGCCGTGATCGAGGGGACGACGATTGCCACTCCCAGCCTGACGTCGGTGCCCCGAACGCAGATCACCGGCTCGACTCTGGAGGTGGTGCGCTCCGACGGCGAGGACGGCGAGGTGGTGACCACTCGTCTGGGCGGAGAGGATGAGGACCAGCTGCTCATCTACGGCGCCGACGGTGAGCTGGCCGCCGGGATGAGCTCGGACGGCATCATCACCGGCGACTCGCTGGACGTCAGGTCTGACGTGTCGGTGGCCGGGGCGTCGCTGCTCCAGATGATCGCCGACCGTCCGCAGGGCATCATCGCCGCGCACCGATTCCCGGCCCGCACACCCGATGTGGGGACCACAGAGACCGCCACCGTGGATCTCGCATTCACCGCGAAGCCGGGCCGGCTCTACCGGTTCAGGGTCGACGGCAATTTCCGCGCCAGTGATTCGGTGCGTCCGACGCTGCGATTCAGGGTGTCCCAGGGCGGTGATGACGGGTCGGCTGCGGCACAGCCCACCGTCTCGTCACCGCAGATCGGGCTGTCCACCGTGGTGGGTCCGACCGCCGGGCTCATTGAGGCGCGCGGGTCGATGGAATACACGCTGATCACGCCCGCCACCGATCCGGTGCGGCAGATTCGGGTGCTGCTCACAATTCAGGGGAATTCCACCAGCAACGCGGTTTTTGTCTATGATTCCACAGAATTCACGGTATCTGATGATGGGGCGCTGTATTCCGGGACTTTCAATGACGGGAATTCCGGGGCGTCTATTGTGCAGACGTGGACGAAAACCTACCCGCTGAGCTGGGTCTATCTGTGGCGCAATGGGTCGGGGCAGCGTGGCGTCACCACGCCACAGCAGGGCTACGCGACGCGGGCGCTCGGTGTGGGCCATCCAGGCGGACAGTGGTACACGATGGTGGGATGGCCGACGCAGATGCAGACCGATCTCACCGGGGCACAGTCAATCGCCAACATTCAATTCTATCTGAACTGTTACGACACCATGAACTCCGGTTTCATCCCGCGCATTTCATTCCACGCGAATACGTCGAATCCGTCAACGCCGACAGGTGTAGCACCATATGACTCAAATTGGGTGACGAAGGGCGCGCAGGGATGGATGAACATTCGCGCCGACCGGATAGCGAACATCGCGAACGGGACGTGGAAGGGGCTGACGTTCGGGCTGAACGTCGGGCAGGACCTCAATTATGCGGGGTGCTTCTCGATGCTCGATCCGTCCGGAATGTCATTCCGTGTCACCTACACGAAATGAGGTGGGCATGACCTCTCATGAGCGCAGGCTTCGCGACCTGACGTGGGTGCTGATCGCAGCTCAGGCCGTCATGCTGGGCCTCCAGTGGATCGGGCGGGCGGCGCCGTCGCGGCCTCCTGTCCACGCGTGGTGGCCCGCCCCGATGGCCGACGACTGGTGGTGGGTCGGATGCCACGCTGTCGCGGTGGCCCTACTGTGCTGGGGGCTCGCGCGACGCCGACGGTGGCTCCCCGGGGTCATCGGGGCATGGCTGTCCGCCGCCGCGTGGCTGATCTGGGGGGCCTCGGATCTGGCATGGTCCATCGACACCCGCCCTCCCGTCTCGCTCGTGGCCCCGCTGCTGGCGCTGGCGGTGTGCGTGCCTCTGTCGGTGATCGTGGCGCACATGTGGAGCGACCGCGGACTCACCGACTGACAGGGGGACGGCATGACGCCGGAATGGTCCACCGTCCTCGTCGCAGCCATCACCGCCGTGGTGACGCTCGTGGGGACTCTCGTGGGGGCCGGGGGCAGGAGCCGCCGCGAGGAGCGCAGGGCGAGCGCACGGGTCGACTCGCTCGAATCGTGGGTCTACCGGGCGCGACATCAGCTGCGACTCTTCAATGACTCGCTGCCGCCCGATACGCCAGTCTTCCACCTCCCCCCACTCCCGGATTGGATGATCAATGCCTCAGACGACGAACCTCCTGAACACTGAGAGGAAGCAACGACGCAGGGCTGAGCGGCTCGGATTCTGGCAGACCATCGTCCTCATCGCCCTGGTCGTCGTCGTGGGGGTCGGCGGCATGTGGTCCGGGACGGTCGTCGGGCAGCGCAATCACGCCACGGGGGAGGCCTCCAAGAACGCCGAGGTGGCGCAGGGGCTCGCCGCCCGCGTGCAGGCCGCCTGCCGACTCGACACCGACGAAGGCCGGTCGCTGCGGAAAGCGGGATTGTGCGCGGCTGCCAGCTCAGCTTCCGCGCAGGTCACCGCCGCCGGGAAAGCCGGTGCTCAGGGGCTGCCAGGACCCGCCGGTCCGTCTGGTGCCAGCGGGCAGCCGGGCCGGGATGCGACCGGGAAAGCCGGTGCCGCCGGGTCTGCCGGAGCCTCCGGGAATCCAGGGCGCGACGCCACAGGAGAGCCGGGGGCGTCAGGTGCACCCGGCGCGGACTCCACCGTCCCGGGACCGGCAGGTCCGAGCGGACCGGCAGGAGCCCCCGGCACGTCAGGCACCAGCGGCACCTCCGGTGTCGACGGGCGGGACGGAAAGGACGGGCGAGGAGTTGCCTCCATCGCCTGCGCCGACGGCGACCTGGTCGTGACGTTCACCGACGGCGCGTCGCAGACCATCACCGGCGCCACCGTGTGCGCCGCGCCACCGACCACCGAACCCACCACGGACCCGACATGACCCCGCACGGCTCATGCACCGGTCACGTGTGGGTGTGCGGATGGGACGACCACGAATGCGAAACGACAGGAGACACACATGACGTTCATTCAGGCCGCGCATCACAGCAGCGGCTCCAATCTGCCACCCACGAGGGTGGTGATCCATGCGACATGCCCCGAGATGGGATTCCCGAAGGCCAGTGCGAAGGGCAGGGCTGTCTCGACGGCCCGATACTTCCAGTCTGCGAGCTCGGGCGGTAGCGCCCACTATGTTGTCGACATCGGCGAGACGGTGCAGTGTCTCGGTGAGAACGTGATCGCGTGGCACGCCCCGCCCAATGCCCACAGTCTCGGCATCGAGATCTGCGCGGACGGGGGATCGGCCACCTCCTTCTCCAATCCCAAGGTGCGCTACACGCGGGCGCAGTGGCTGAGCCCGCAGGTGTGGCCCGCCGTGCTCCGTGCCGCAGCACTCACCCGGAAGATGTGCAGCAAGTACGGCATCCCCGTCGTCAAGCTGTCCGCGTCGGACCTCAAGGCCGGAAAGAAGGGCATCTGCGGCCACGTGGATGTCAGCAATGCTTTCCACCAGTCCGACCACGACGACCCCGGCCCCGACTTCCCGTGGGCCGAATTCATGGCAGCCGTCAAAGGCGGCACCACCACACAGGAAGATGAGGATGAAATGAAGGAAGCTGACTGGCAGCGCATGGAGAGGCTCGTTGACGCGAGGCTGAAGTACGCTGGTATCGCCAAGAATGATGACCCGGTCTTCAAGCCCGACAAGTCCTCGTCGTGGCCCTGGAGGACCGCGCTGTGGAGCATCTCCTACTACGCGACCCACAGCTACAACACGATCTGCAATATCGCCCGCAAGCTCGGCGCAGAGGTGTCCAAGTGATGACCGAGACCCAGAGGAAGGCCATCTATGCCGCCGCCGCCGCGATCCTGGCCGCGCTCGGCGCATTCGGCATCATCGACAGTGCTCAGACCGAGCAGGTGCTCGGCATCGTGTCCGGTGCCCTGACGCTGGCCATGGCAGTCGTGCCCGTCCTGGCGCACCGCAAGGTCGGCGTCGCCGGCGTCGGCGGAGGCGGCGCGTCCACCGATTCCGTCGAGCCGCTGGCCGACCCAGGACTGCCCGGAGACGAGGTACCCGTCGACCATGCTGACGACGTCCCCGAGCACGCCGCCGAGGAGCCCTCCGTCATCCCCGACGGCGAGGGCGTCGCCACCAACTGACCACCTACCGGCCCCCGCTCCACAAGGACGCGGGGGCCTCCACTTCCGCATGAGGAGACATGATGGCTGAGCCGCTTCCCTCCGATTTTCTGCCGTTCGGGCATGTGGTGGGGCGTGTGATCCGGGCCGTGGGTGACACCCCGGCGGATCCGGACTCCGACCCTGAGGCCATCCCGGTCACCGGCTCCGGGCTGATCCGTTTCACGCCGCTGGACGATCACCGGGTGGTGACCTCCACCACCCCTGACTCGTGGGTGGCGCAGGAGACTATCGTCGCCGATCTGGACGATGACGGTCTCCTGTCGGTGTCTGGCACACCGGGCGTCTCCCTGTGGCCGGGCGCGTGGAAGGTGTCGCCCGGCTCCGCGTCGGCCTTCTCCTTCCCAACCTTCACCATCGAGGTGACCTCGGCCCACACGGCCACAGCACCTCTGGAGCTGTGGTCCTCCGCGCCGTGGACTCCTGGTGCTGGCCAGACGGTCACCACTCTAGTGGTGCCGTCGGGTGGCGTCGCCGGTCAGATCCTCGGCTGGGACGGGTCGGCCCTGTCGTGGATCGACCCGGGCGATGCGACGCAGGGACCGGCCGGCACCGTGACGGTCGGAACCGTCACCACCGGGGCGGCTGGAAGCTCGGCGACGGTCACCAACTCCGGCACCCCGTCCGCTGCCGTGCTGGATTTCACGATCCCGCGCGGCGCAGTAGGCGCGACCCCCGCCAATCCGGAATTCACGGCCACGGCATCCACGCTAGCGGCAGGCAGCTCGGCCACGGCCAGCGTGACAGGCACCTATCCGGCGCTCACCCTGGCACTGGGCATCCCGCGCGGGGCCGACGGCACAGGAGGCGGCGGATCGTCCCTCCAGATCGTGGGCGCTGGACGTCCGGACATCACCTCCACCATGGACGCTGCCACGCAGGCGGCGGTCTCGGCGGCCACCGTCGGGACGGCCTTCATCTCCACTGACGGGCCACAGGGCGCATGGGCATGGCGGCGACGCACCACCGGCTGGCAGGTGATCGACGGCGACACCGGATGGCGGGTGCTGGAACCTGCGCTGACTCTCGCCAGTGGGGCATTCAAGATCAGGCGGGTCGGGGTCGATGTCTGGCTCTGGCTCGACGATGTGCTGATCTCCACAACAGCACTCGCGAGTGAAACCATCGCAGTCACCATCCCCGCCGGATTCAGACCGCCGGCAACCGCGATTTCGGGATTCTGTCTGGCCTCGCCAAATTGGTGGCGCGCCGACATCACAAGCGGTGGCAGTGTGAAATTCCCCGCGTCGATGACCGCTCTGTACCACATGCGAGACACCATCCATCTGGCCCCAGCGGACGCCTGGCCCACCACCCTCCCCGGCAACCCCACATCCTGACAGGAGACATCATGGCAGCAGCCACATCAGCAGACCTCATCCGAGCAGCACGAGACACCGACCTCCTCGACAGAGCACGAGCTCTCGCCGCACAGCAGGGAATCGACGCCGCCGTCATCGAGCAGAAATGGGCACACCTCGTGTCCGTGCCAGTCTCCCAGTCGGGAGATGACACCATCGCCTCCGTCCTGGCCTACGCGACCGCCACATACACGGGGCGGCCAGGACAGAATCCTGCCGCAGTCACCGACACCCAGATCGCCGCCGCACTGGCAACCCTCAACGCCTGACCACACACTGAGGCCCCTCCACCATCACGGTGGAGGGGCCTCCTTTTCTGCGTCTGCTCCCGCTCATCATCGATCTTCGATCTTGTGGATCATCGTCTGGGACAGCCCGGTCACCTGAGCCAGGCGGTAGGCGGACCAGCCGTCTGACAGCATCTGCCGGATGGCCTCGTCGCGTGCCTTCCGGGCACTTGCTGCCGACCGCGTGGAGGACTCCGCACGCCACGCCAGATCGTGCAGCTCATCCTCCACATGGTCGGCGTGAGACTTGCCGGTGACGAACCACTCGGCCGCCTCATCACGGCTCGGGAAGGCCGGGAACTCGCCGACCTCCCGCTCCTCGCCGACCTCGTGCATCCGGCGGGACTCCCACACCGTCTCGGTCCACACCTTGCCGTCGCGGCTGTGCGGGAACTCGATCCTGGATACCATGCCGAGTTCGTGGCCCTTGCTGTCGGTGACGAATCCGTCGGCGGAGATGTGCAGTCCATCAATCAT